TGCTCCAGCCTGTCAGCCCAATAACCACCAGGCCCATATCCGGCAGCTTTGAGTTCTTCATCCAATTTCTTCTTGTATTCTTCTTTCATTTTTCCCCCTTAATAAGTGCGTAGGGGTTGGAATTGAACCAACGGCCCCATAGTTCGCGAAAATCAATCCACGACCCGCGCTCTACCGTCTGAGCTACCCTACGCATAAATCTATATCCGATAATGTTTGTTATCAGATATAGTTACCAAAATAACACCACACCCATGCGTTTATGGCCTTCTTTTAACGGAAGTAGTTCATCAATGCAGTTATGTGAGAAGTCGTATTGGCCATCCTTGTCACAGTCCATTAACCTATGCGTGGGCGAAGTATCCCAAAATGTATCGCCTTCGTGATGTGCCACAACTGGTGTATCCGGCGGATACTTGCGCAGCTCTTCTATTAGCTCAGCTACAGTCATTTCTGCCCTCTCGATATAACAACAAGGTTGTTTACAAAATCAAACTCAATTTTGTTCACTGCGGTAAAGAAATTACGCTGCTCACTTGTATCTACAACCTCCGGTTTTATGACGGCCTCAAGACTTGGTGGCATATTACGCAGCTCTTCGATCAACTCTGCTACTGTCATTCTTCTAATCCTTCCTTGTACTCATGGCCATCTATAATCACATCATCTGGAACCAAAACAGTGCATTTATAATATTTTGATACACCCACGTTCTCCATTGTGTGCCTGATACGATAATGGCCACCTTTATGACAATCCTTACAGGTTATCCATATATTGACCAATTGATCTTGCGGATAACCTTTGAGGGATTCGATAAGTTCAGCGACTGTCATACGTACTCCCATTCAGATAAGATAAGCACCTCTTCCGGCTTTATGACGGCCTCAATACTTGATGGCATCTTGCGCAATTCTTCTATCAACTCAGCTACCGTCATGCGCACCATCCAAATCAATATTGCCTATATGAAAGATCACTGCGGGGACCTTTTCGCCCAAATCGCCTTCCGAATCTTCCCATTTATGCCTCGCATATGACTTTCGGTACATAAACTTAATGTGCAGCTCATTCATATCATCCCATTCGGGGTCATAGACTAATGCTACTGAGTCCTGAGGGTACTTTTTAAGCTCTTCGATAAGCTCAGACACTGTCATGATATATCCCCTAACATGTTGGCCCTCTAAACGCATTATAATTACCTGGAATGTTGTTAGTACAACATTTATAGCAATGCCCCATCACCATGGGAAATTGAGGCTTTGGAAACGCATACTTAACCATTGGCTGTATAAAGAAGTTACCATCATCAGTTATAGAGCCAGCTAGTTCCCATCCCTCATTTAAGAGGCGAGAGACCTCAGTCTCAAGCTCTTCATTTGATGAATAGCTTGTAACCATTTTAAACTCATTCATAACGCACCAATCTCCTCAAATATTGCATTAGCTTCATCCCTACTCAAATACCTATCCGGCACGCATCCAAACATGCATTCAAGCCCTTTTGCCACGCCATACATACGGCATATCGCTGGACGTACCCGATAGATTGTGCAGCGTCCATCCTTCAGCATTTTGCATACAGGTATTTCGGATCCCAGAACATCGCCTAGCTTATTCATTACATCGGACTGACTAAAAAGCTTAACGCCAGCGTATGCTTCCTTTGCTCTGCGAATCTCTATCTTAGCGGATGGCGCAATCGTGCAGGACTCATGGCATAAGCCCTTGCAGGCTATGGAAGGGATTTTGCTGTAGATGGCGAGTAACTTTTTGTATTTGGAATTCATCACTATCTACCCCCTCATGATTTGCTATATCATATCAAAGATATCAAGAAAAAGGATTTTTTTGTGATTCCAATTACCTGCACCTATCTCAGTGAGCACGGACTCATTCCCTCGAAATGTTGCGTGGACTGTCACGCCAGCAAAGACCTGTTCAAGATGCGCTGCGGTGACTACGATGTAACGTATTGCTGCGGTTCGTTGGCTTACTTCGACACGCTAAACAAGGAAACGCTCAAGCATGACTTAGCCGAGCTGATTGGCTTGATGGAGACGCCAAGCCCATGGATGATATAGAAGAGCTTAAGGCGGAACTCTGGGGCAGCTTCCTGCTGTTCATTAAGACATTCTTTCCCTTGGTGACAGGCAGACCTTTTGCTATCTCAAACCCTGTAGGGAGGGAAAGCCATTTCATTACGATATGTCGAGAGCTTACCGGGGTTTCGAGACTTCAGACAAATAGCTTGCTAATAAACGTTCCTCCAGGGCATGGTAAATCGGTGCTGGTTTCTATGTGGATAGCTTGGACGATGAGCCGGTATCCGGACAGCCAATACCTTTACATTGCATTCGGGCATGAGTTGGCCACCAAACACACAGAGTTCATTAGACGAATCATTCAATGTAGTCATTATCAGCAACTTTTTGACATTAAGATACGACAAGATATGAAGGCAAAAGATCACTTCATGACCACGGCTGGGGGGAGCGTGAAGGCGTTCTCTTCTTCGGGGCCGGTTACTGGCTCTGACGGCGGGATGCCCGGCCAGGATAGATTTACTGGCGCTGTAGTGTGCTTCCCTTATGATGAGGTTATTCATACTGAAACTGGAGAAATGAAGATTGGAGATATTGTAACGCAAAAGAAGCGAATAAATTTATACTCTATGAATTTAAAGACGAAAAAAATAGAGCTTAAGCCAATTACGAGATGGTTTGAGAATCCTGGAAGTGAAATAATAGAAATCGGAATGGCTAACGGTGCTTTGTTGAGATGCACTCCCGATCATAATATTTGGACAGATAACCGAGGGTGGATAGAGGCAAGAAATCTACTTGTCACCGATGAGCTTCTTTCTCCATTGCCACAAAGTACTTCGTGTCACACAAAGCTGACGACACAAATACTGGTCGCTATTGTTTCTGTCAAGCAAGAGTGTTTTTTCAGACTCAGTAAGTTTATCAAACTTTTTAACCTCTTTATCTGGGCGTATCCCCTCCGTAAGCTCTTTCCATATCTTACCGCGCCAAATACTCCAGATAGTGTTGGGATGAACGCCATATTTTCTTCCAAGAGTATCGGCTCCTGCTCTGCCGGTTCTTCCGGCCTTGCAGATAGCAATAACCTCTTCTTCTGGAATTTTTTGAGAAAATCGTTTGCCTGTAAAGCTACAGTTTCCGTGATTAACAGTGTCTCGCGCATTTTCAGATTTTGTTCCATAACAAAGATTGCCGACAAAATTGTTATGCTTATTTCCGTCAAGATGCCTGACTTCCTTCCCCTTTGGCTTTGGCCCCAGGAATGTCTCTGTTACCAAGTCATGAATATACCGAGTTGTCTTGGTGCCAGAAATAGCAATAACCACGGTTTGGTAATATTTTCCTCCACCAGATCCGCTCAGGAGAATTCCTTTAAAAGTCTTCTTTTTCCCATCGGATCTAATGATCTTCCTATCCTCACTTCTAACTCTACCAAAGCTAGAAACGCTATAGAAACCACCGCAACCTGGAATCACTCTCCACTCTTCATTAGAAAAATCGCTCATGTTGATAAAACCTATTGTGTAACAGTTGAAGGCAATCATAACCTATTTGCTGGGTTGCTACAACCTATATTGGTAAGTAACTGTGATGACTTACATAAACCAGACGAAACGCATTCAACCACAGTCAGAGAACGTGTAATACAGAACTACCGAGAAACTATCCTACAACGCCCCAGAGCGCCAAATGTACCGATCATATACATAGGACAGCGCCTGCATGAAGAAGACTTACCGGCCTATATGTTATCTGGAAATGATGAGCGTCAATGGCGTTCAGTCGTTTTGCAGGCGCTGGATGGAGCTGGGAACGCCCTTTACCCTGAAGTTAACCCACTCAGTCAATTACTTGAGAAAAAAGAGAAAAACCCTTACGTCTTTGCTAGCCAATACCAGCAAAATCCAGTGCCCTCAGGCGGGGCTCTCTTCAAAGAGAAAGATTTCGTTTTGCTGGATGAAGAGCCTGACATGCTGCTTACGTTCATAACCGCTGACACAGCAGAGACATCAAAAAGCTATAATGATGCGTCGGCTTTTTGTTTTTGGGGCTTATATAAAATCAAGGAAGCTGGAATAGAGACCGGACAGCTTGGGCTCCATTGGCTGGATTGCTGGGAGATTCGGGTAGAGCCCAAAGACTTGAAGCCAGAGTTCATGAGCTTTTACCAAGACTGCATGTTACACCCTGTCAAACCTCTTGTAGCTGCCATAGAGAAGAAATCTACAGGGGTCACGCTTTGCAGTATCTTAGAGGATATGAGAGGCTTACAGATACGAGAGATTAAGCGTACCAAGGCTTCTGGTTGCAAGACTGAACGATATCTTGAGATGCAGCCTATAATTGCCAGTAAGCTGGTTAGTTTTACGCGTGGGGCTAAACACGTCCAGACTTGCATTAATCATATGCTGAAGATTACAGCCTCTGGATCGCACGCTCACGATGATATTTGTGACGCAGCATACGATTCGATCAAGTTAGCCCTAATAGATAAGACTTTTAGCGCTGCGTATATTGAGAATAAGACCGCTGGCATAAGCCAAGCAATAGCGGATGCCTTTAGCAACAAGTTGAGGTCACGCGTCAATAATTGGAGATGAGGCAAATGGATTTGTCCGATAAGCACCTAAGCAGACTAGACGAAATCAAAGAGCACGTAGAGACCTCCTATCAGTACTTTAGGGCCAACGGTGACCGCTATCACGAGTTCATGCAGTTCGTATTTAGTACTTCCCTTACAAGCCGAGACAGAGGCACCCTAGAGACCATCAAGAAGCCTCCCATTGAATTTAACGTGCTTGAGTCTATCGTCAATCGGCAAATAGGGGAATTCGCCAAGCAAGAGCCGTCCATCACGGTACACGCAGATGACGGGATGCCTATTGAGAAAATGACGCCTGAATTCCTTGAGATGATCAAGGTGTTAGAGGCGCACATGCGTGAGGCTATCCTTGATTCGGCTAACGATGGTTTCCAATCTAAGGTACTCAAGCAGTGTCTGGGGGGTGGCTACTCTGTGGTCGAGATTATGATCGACTGGGCCAGTGAAATGTCGTTCCAAAAGAAAATCATTACACGGCCTGTCTTTGACCCGACATTAACCGGTTTCGATCCGTTAGCAAGAGAAAGTCACAAGGGCGATGGTCAGTACTGCTTCCAGCTCTACCCTAAGACTAAGAAAGAAATGATTGAGGAATACGGCAAAGAGGTTATCAAAGACATTCGCTTTTGCAAGTCAGTTTCCGAGTTTAACTGGTCATACAATGACAATGATAAGCGTGACGTCATGCTGGTCTGTGATTACTATGAGAAAAAGCGTAAGAAGGTGAAGCTGCTGCAAGTGGCTGGCATGGGCCTTATCCTAGAGAAAGATTACAAGAAAGCCATGGAAGACTGGGACAAAGAGGGATTCATAGAGCAGTATCCCGCTATTGTGGACGAAAGATGGACACACCTTGAGCACATCGTCCGCTATCAGCTTTGTGAGACCAAGATTCTGGCTTATGACGAAACAGACTATCGCCACTTGCCCCTTATCTTTATCGACGGCAATTCCGTTGAATTGAAGCGCGGTGCAGACGGGGCCACAGGTCAGATGACACGGCCTTATGTCTACCACGCCAAAGGCATCCAGCAATTACGAAATTTTGCCGGGCAGACAATCGGCAGCGAGATCGAAAACATGGTGGTTCATAAGTGGATTGCCTGTCTTGAGTCCATCAATAAAGACCAAGTATCTGCCTTTCAGAATCCCCAGCAAATGGAGACAGTGCTCTATAACGCATTCCTTGATGGCGACCCCAATATACCTCTACCCCCTCCCCGTGAAGTCCAGAGAACGCCTACGCCTCCTTTGGTGGAATCTATCTTTATGGGTTCAGACATGGTGACGCAGACCATATTGGGCTCCTATGACAATACGCTGAGCGCCAACAAACAAGATATATCAGGCGTGGCTATTCAGAATGGAGCAGTACAAACAGCAGCTGCTGCCAGCCCTTATTTGATGAGCTACATCAAGGGCCTGAATCGTATTTGCGAGATTAACGTAGATTTGATTCCTAAGTACTACAAGACACCGCGTACTATTCCCATTAAGCAGCCTGACGGTAAGCGCAGCTATCAAATCATTAACGAGAAACCCGCAGAACGTCAGAATCCTATGATTCCTGGTGAAGAGGGTCTACAGCAAGGCATGGAGGACAACGCAGAGATAGCCGGAGGCGCTGAGGGTGGCATGGAGTCCATGCAGCAAAGCAAGTCCGTTACCATGTTCTATATGCCGCACGAACTAGGCGTGAGGGTTGAGGCTGGGGTAAATACCAATATCCAGAAACAAGTAGCATTAGACCAAATCATTCGCATGATGCAGTCTAGCGAGATATTCGCGCAGTTCATTAACTCACAAGGCTTGGAGATTATCCTAGACAACATGGATATCAGAGGCATTGAGGGCATGAAGGTTGCAGCAGCCAGATTCATGGAGCAGCAACGTAAAGCGCAAGAGGAAGCAGCTAAGAAGCCAGACCCACAAACACAGATGCTAGAGATGGCAGCTCAGGTCGAAATGAATAAGGCTGAGCAGCAGCGCGAGAAAGCCGAGGATGACATGACGATTCAGGCTGGGAAGCTCGCCATAGAAAATATGAAGGTGCAGGCTCAGGTATCCGAGATTGAGGCCAAGGTTAAGTTGCTAGAAGGCAATGCGGATATGGCTGAAGAGAAAATGATTCATGAGCAAGTGCACCAGGCCGTTGGTACAGCGCTGGAAGTGTCTAGGCACAACCAAGAGCTAAGGGCAGAGGAACAGGCAGCTAAGGAAGCACAGGATGCACAGCAAGCCCAAATGCAACAAGGTCAGGGAGCCCAACCCCAACCAGGGAGTTAATGTGGCAGCAGCGATGCTGGGCACGCGTAAGATATGGGAATTAACACGATTAACCAATAAGATGGCGAAAAGGATGGAACCAGAGAATGGCGAAATTAACGGAACGACAAAGGAACAAGCTACCTAAGTCAGTATTCGGCTTAGTAAAAAAACGTAAATTTCCTTTAGAAGATAAACCCCACGCCGCCAATGCTAAAGCTCGCGCAACTCAAATGGTTGAAAAAGGCAAATTGACTGCCGCAGAAAAGCGCACAATAGACAGGAAAGCTAACAAAGTGCTGGGTGATAAGCGAAAGGTAAAGAAGAAATGATTGAAACTAGAAGCATCCGTCAGCAGGTAAAAGAAATCTGGGATCGCGCCTTGGCGTGGAAAGAAGAGAAAGGCTATTTCTATGTAGCAGGATATGAATTCGACAATAAATTAGATGCCATGATAGCCGTCAAAGAAATTGAGCGCCAGCGGAAAGCACTTGAGAAAGGCATATCTATTTGTCAGTAAGGCAGTCCAATGTCCGCTCGCGTGCGTCTTTTATTATCAGTCATGTGGCTTGTGTCCATTATGGCAAAAGAGACCATTTTACCCCACTTTTGGCATAATGTGACCGAATTCGGTTAGCGCTAACCGAATCCCCCTGACGGTACAAAATTTATGCACCGTCAGGGGTAGACATTTTAATAAATTATTACCCACTTTCCTTTATTAGCGAAACCCCTTAATAAAGCATTGTTGAGTTAGCTATTTGAGTCTTGCGGAATTTTCTGTATATGCTAGGCTCAAGATGAGTAAGTGGTGTTTCCATAGGATTTGGTCGCCAGATTACTTCAGACTCGGCTGACTACCGAGGCAAGACAACCCGTCCCTAGGGGCTCTCAGGGGGCAGACTTACAGCCACAAGAAAGGGTACACCGTCACGGGGTTAACAGTGGACGTTTGATAAGGTAGATCATGGAAGATCAAGGTTTGACACAGGACGTGTTGGCTGATGAACAATCTGAAAAGATGGTTCCTCAATCACAGGTCAACGAAATCATAAAGCGCCGTACTGCTGAGGTCTCTGACCGCACAAGACGGGAAATGGAAGCTTTATACGCTCAGCAAGCATCCGCTGCTGCCCCACCCAAACAAGCCGGTGGTGATGGTGACCTCGAAGACCGCGTATTTAACCGCGTTCTCGATAAAGCCCGCGACATGGATTTAGCCGAGCAGAAAAAGGCTGAAGAAGCCCAGCGCCAGCAACAACAGCAAGAAGTCGAAAAAGCCGCACAGCAACTTTTCTTAAAGCTTGAAGAAGGAAAAAAACGCCTTCCTGAGTTTGAAGAAGCCATGGCGGATTTTGAAATTCGCGCTTTTCCCACCGCGTCAATCCTAGCAGGTCAACACGATAACGCACCTGAGATTTTAATGGAGTTCGCCAAGAATCCGTCTAAAGCGATGGAGATTGAGGCACTGCATGAAAAGTCCCCGGCAATGGCTGAAAAGCGTCTTGAAAAGCTCGCCAAGTCTATCCAGGCGAACCAACAAGCCGTCGATGAGCACGTGAAGACTAATCCTCCGTTATCCCGCATCAAAGCGTCGTCTTCAGCAGGCGCAGATACTGGAAAGATGGGTCTTAAGGACTACAAAAAAGCGAGTTGGCTGCGAGGCTAAAACGCTACCAGGTCACGCCTTTGTTCACGCCTATGACAGAGGATTACCCCAATGGCAGCTAATATTTTAGTCAACGTCCAAACCTACCAAGAGTCTGGTTTGGCCTTCATGCAGAACTTAAATTGTTTTGTATCTACCGCTAATACTCGTTTCCGTGAATTTGAAAAGATGGAAGCCAACTTAGGCTCAACCGTTACTTTCGACTTACCTCCACGCTTTGTTACCGGCAACTCTTTGGTTGTATCGTTCCAGCCTGCCGATCAGCGTATCCAGTCTTTGACTGTCGATCAACAAGAAAACGTTTCCTACGCCTTCAGCGCACAGCAATTTATTTTTAACGTTGAAGATTACATGGAAAAATATGGCAAGGGCGCAATTAAAGAATTAAGCGCTAAAATCGAAATCAACGTGGCTCAAAACTGCGTTACCAACACCTACCGCTTCTACGGCGATGGCGTCACCCCCATCAACAGCTACAACCAATTGGCGCAAGCATTATCCTTGTTCCGTAACTACGGTTCCATCACCCACGACGTTAAAGGCTATTTAAGCGATATCGCTGTAGCCCAAATCGTCGGCACAGGCTTAAATCAATTCGCGATGAAACGAAATGATGATATTGCCATGTCATGGGAAGTCGGTGAATTCTCTCGCTGCGAATGGTATCAATCCAACTTATTGCCTGTTCACGTAGCGGGAACGGAAGGCCAATCAGGAAGCACGCTGACAGTGGTATCTACCACATTAGACAGCTTCGGTGCAGTAACAGCGATTACCTTCAGCGGTACACACAGTGCCACAGATGCTAACTCTGTTAAGCAGTACGATAAGTTTGAGTTCAATGACGGTGTCAGTGGATTCCCGAACTTGCGTTACTTAACCTTCGTTGGGCATACGCCTTCTTCTAACAGCGTTCAGTTCCAAGCCACAGCAGATGCAGCCTCAACCGGCGGCTCTCAGGTTACAGTACAAATCAGCCCAGCCTTACAGGTGAATCAAACCAACTACCAAAACATCAGCGTGCCTATTGTCGCTGGTATGCAGGTGTCGGTGTTGCCAACCCATAGAGCAGGGATGATTACAGCAGGTAACAGCCTTTTCTTGGCGATGCCTACCTTGCCTGACCAAACACCTTTTCCTACGGGAAATGCTTATGACCCTGATACAGGTGTCAGCTTGCGTCAATACTACGGTGCGCAGTTTGGGCAAAACAGTCAGGCTATGGTACATGATTGTATATGGGGATCAACACTGGTCGCTGAGAACAGCATGTCTTTAATCTTTCCAGTTTAATATATTTTAGATCCATGTTATACTCTCCTTTTGGTAATTCAAATCAAGAGGAGAGTATATGGAAGAGAGAATATATTATTGTGGATGCTGTCACAAGGTTAGAGAAAGTCAAAAAAGCGGATATTGTAAGGCATGTCATGCAGTTAAGAATAAGGAGTATAAGCAAAAGCTTAAGGATGGTTACATCCCTAAGCCGAAAACTCCTTATTGCCCCTGCGGCGCTCTCAAGCGCAAAGGTGATTCTTATTGCCAGCCATGCATTACAAGAAAATCTATCGAATGGCGTAAAGTTCATGGTTTCACTCCTGAAGAGATCAAAAGGAAGAATGAACTTCAAAACAAGCGATGGAGAGACAAGAATCCCATTAAACCCGCTGTTAGGAAGAGGGGTAGCTTAATTAATGGAGTTCCTGTCAAATGCGTTGAGTGCGATAGACTTTCTGAAGGTTGGTGCGATAAATGCAGAAACCAATACGAATACCTTCGCTATAAATATGAAACTTGCAGTGAATATAATCTTAAACATAAGGTTAGAGCGCTTACAAGGGGCTATATTAAGGCAGGGCATTTGGTTAAGGAGCCTTGTGAGGTATGCGGGAAAAAGACAACGGTCGAAGCGCATCATGATGACTATACTAAACCAATGGATATTCGCTGGTTATGCAAAAAGCATCACGATGAATGGCATGATAGCTTTAAGTTCTGCATTATGCATGAAGAGCTTGAAGAACTTTTAAACAATTAAGGAAATAAAATTATGGTCGCTCCAACAATCCCTATCGTCAACGCCGGTTTATCATATATAAATGGTTGCCGTCTAAGCTGGTTAGGTCTCACCTCATTTGGTGTAGCCAGTGGTCAAGTACGTGACTCTACCAATACGAATGACATCGTTATCTCAAGTGCTTGCGTCGTGAGCATTTCTTCAAGTGGCGCTGTAAACTCTTTAGATACCGGCACCATAGCCGCTTCTAAAATGTACTATGTTTACGCCATTGGCAGCTCGCTAAGTGACGCGCCATCCGGCTGCTTACTCTCTTTAAGCGCTTCCGCACCTTCCCTGCCATTTAATTATGACATGTTCCGACGCATTGGTTGTGTCTCAATTGACAGCGGCTCTCACGTTCGTCCGTTTATGCAAAGTGGATTCGGTCAAAATCGGTCGATGTGGTACGATCCAGGTACCAGCGCACTCACGGGTGGTATAGTTATCCCATCCAGCGGCACCGGCGGCTCCACAAGCTTTGTAAATCTGGGTCTTTTAATAAGCCTGGTTCCTCAGTTGCCAGTTGAGTGCATAATCAGATGTGCGTTTACCCCTAACTCCGCCAACAATGTACTTTACTTAGCACCCGCAACCATCGATAACGGAACCACGGCTTGCGTAGGCTCTGTGGTTTCAATGTCAGCTGCTGCAACAGGAAGCGCGCAAGTGGCTTCTCTTCGTGTTCCCTGTGCGATTCCTAATGCTGCCCAGATAGCTGCACTTACCATCTTGGCTAACGTCACCGTCCTTTATGCTTCAACTTCATCAAGTGATTCGGTTGTGTTTCTGCTGAATGGCTATATCGACCAATTGTAAGGAATAAGTTGTGCCATATTACGTCCCCGAGCTCATCACAGGGGCTTTCAATACCGCCGGTGTTGTGGCCCGTGAGTTCGAGACGGTTACGGCACAGCAAGGCCAGGATGGATTTAATCTTCTAAATGAAATCCTGGCTGATAAGACGGTTGAAGAAGACATGATACCGTATTATCTGAAGTACACGTTTAATGCGGTTCAGGGACAGGAAGTTTACTTCATCCCTGACCTCATTAACTTAGATACACTCACTTTCTTTATACAGAGCGTGCGTTATCAAATGACGCCATTACCTAGGCGTGAATACTTTGGCACACCCAGAGCAAACAACGTGCAGTCACTGCCGTATAACTGGCACTTAGAGCGTCAGTTTGGCGGAGCAAACCTGTATTTATACTTCCTGCCTGACACGAATTATCCGATGGAGGCATGGGGACAGTTCAGATTACAGAGCGTTACCATTAACCAAGATTTATCGCTGACCTTAGATCCTTTTTACATCAATTACCTAAAATATGCTTTGGCGGATAGGATTTGTGCTTACTACAACTACTCGCTTCCAGAGGGCGTGAAGAAGCTCATGGAAAAATATGAGGGCATGATAAGCAAGCAGTCGGCTCAGCTGGACATGAGATGTGCCAAGGTATCGACGCTTGGAGCGCATCAATCATTTTCATTTGCCCAAGTAAATATCGGCAGGGGCTGGAGTCCGAGCCCATAGGAAAGGGTTGCAAACATATTTTAATTCTGTTATTCTTATCCTTTAACTGAGGAGAGAACAATGGAAAATATAGA